AGGAGTCCCCCCTCTGACGTACATAGTATTCCACACGAAGGATTCTTAGAAAATTTGGATTCTGAACCACAGGAAGACCCCCCGTCATCGTTTCAAACAAAATAGGGGTGGGGGGTATATTTTTTCAAAAACTAAGGGTTTACCCACCCCAATGGTAAGCGTTACCATTGCTTAAAAAATAGGCAGTATATGGAAATAGTGATTAATCGAAACATGATTCGGCGCAGGGAGTTGAGTTATGAAGAGTGTATGGAGAAGAATATGAGTCCGGTTCAGAAGGATGTATTTATTATTGTGGATGAGTGGTGGAGGAAGTACGGGTGTAGTCCTACACTACGGCAAATTGCGGATGTGCGTGGTAAGACTGGGATTGGGAATACAAAAGATATTGTGGATCGATTGGTTAAGTTGGGTGTAGTAAAGAGAGTAGCTGGCAGGAGGAGTATTCGTCCTGTGTACATTAACTTTAGGGATATTGAGTAATGTTAAACATAGCCAATACCGCAGAGGAATTAGAAAAGCTGCTAGATAAGCTAGATCCGTCTATGTATGAAAAGCTGATTGATGAGGTAAAAGTTTACCAGGCAGCTATAGAAAGAGAAAAAGCCCAGATTAACTTTATGGAGTACGTGAAGATGATGTGGCCGGGCTTTGTGCATGGGAGACATCATGCTTTGATGGCTAAGAAGTTCGAAGCTATCGCTAAGGGGGAGATGAAGCGGGTGATTATTAACATGCCGCCGAGACATACTAAGTCGGAATTTGCTTCGTACTTACTGCCCTCGTGGTTTTTGGGTTTACATCCTGCTAAAAAGGTAATCCAGTGCTCGAACACGGCTGATCTAGCGGTTGGTTTTGGACGTAAGGTGAGGAACTTAGTGGATTCTGAACAGTATGCGAGTGTGTTTCCTGGGGTTAAGTTAAGACAAGATAGTAAAGCTGCTGGCCGCTGGGCTACTAATAAGAATGGAGAGTACTTTGCGATTGGTGTAGGCGGTACTGTGACTGGTAAGGGTGCTGATTTGTTGATTATTGACGATCCTCACTCGGAGCAGGAGGCTGCTTTGGCCGCTGGTAATCCGGAAATTTACCAGAAAGTGTATGAGTGGTACACCTCGGGACCTCGTCAGCGTCTGCAACCAGGTGGAGCTATTGTGATTGTGATGACTCGCTGGGGTGAAGCCGATTTAACGGGTCGGGTGTTACAAGATGCGATGAAAAGGGAGAAGGGTGAAGAGTGGGAACTGATTGAATTACCTGCAATCATGCCTAGTGGTAACCCTTTATGGCCGGAATTCTGGTCTATTGACGAATTAGAAGCCCTGAAAGAAGAATTACCAGTATCTAAGTGGAACGCCCAGTATCAGCAAAAGCCAACTGGCGAAGAGGGAGCCTTGGTTAAGAGAGAATGGTGGAAGATTTGGGAAAAAGAAAGACCGCCGAGATGTGAATACGTGATTCAGAGCTGGGATACTGCGTTTACGAAGTCTGAGCGGAGTGACTTTTCGGCTTGTACGGTGTGGGGTGTGTTTCACATGGATGAAGACCCTAAAAATGTGAACGTGATCTTGCTGGAAGCGTATCAAGAGAGGTTGGAATTTCCTGAACTCAAGGAAAAAGCTTTTGAGATGTACAACATTTGGGAGCCGGACACTTGTATTATTGAGGCTAAAGCTGCTGGTTCTCCGTTAATCTTTGAGATGAGAAGAATGGGTGTACCAGTACAGGAATATACGCCGGTTCGTGGAAATGATAAGTTTGTTCGTATAAATTCCGTGACGGATCTCTTTAGGTCGGGTAAAGTATGGGCTCCGGATACTCGGTGGGCGCATGAATTGATTGAGCAGATGGCTTCTTTCCCTAATGCGGCTCACGATGACTTGGTAGACTCAAGCACACAGGCTTTAATTCGTTTTAGACAGGGCGGTTTTTTAAGGTTAAACACTGATGAAGAAGACGAGCAGGTTTACCGCCGAAAAGTTGCATATTATTGAGGGCTGAAATGGAATACGATCCGCTTTTTAAATTGCCTACTGGGGTAGATGACATTGAATCTGTTTTTAAAACGGCTCGTGGGTCTACCTATGCTCACCATGCAGATAGAACAACTACGGGAAATAGGGAACCGTCTAACCAAAAAGGCACTGGGGCCAAAATTCAAAACCGTTCTGGAAAAACCATCTACATGGATCCCAAACACGTTAATCAAGTGGCGGGGCTTTTTCAAAATACAGAAATGGCTACAAAATTTGTGCCAATTCTTGAAAACGGAAAAGAAACTGGAAAAGTTGCTTTGCAATTAACGGAAGATTACGGACCTAAAAAAGCCGGTACTACGTTAGTGCAAGTACCCTATACAACCAAACCAGCAGTTGGATTAAACCCTGTGGAAATTTGGGGCAGTCAAAGCCCTGTAGGATCTAGCGGAGGCAACATCCATTTTGGTAATGCTATTACAGAGGTTCACCCTAAGCCTTCTAGACTTGGCGGGAAAATTGGTGTGGCCGGTGCTTTGCTGGGCGGAGCTGGCGCAGCAAATGCTGGTGAATATCGCAAAGCTGCAGGTGATGTGGCGGAAGCATTTTTACCGCTGGGTTTAACGCCAACCGAACTAATGACTAATGAAGTAAGTGAATTAGAAGCCCGTAGAAAAATGGCTCCAACGATTGATAAACAAAAAGGTGGCTCTATAAAGATGCCAGACAGTTACACTACTGGTAGCTGGAAACTTATTTAAGGAAACATATGGCTATTGATAAGGCACTGTATCAAGCACCGCAAGGATTAGAAGCTTTGGCGGAACTTCCAGGGATTGAAATTGACATGGAACCTGAGATTGAAATCACTGAGTTAGAGATTGATCTTGGCCCAGCAAAATTAGAAGGCGGCGAAGAGTTTGACGCTAATTTGGCTGAGTATTTGGATGAAAGTGTTTTACAGACTTTGGCCAGTGAGTTGGCCAGTGACTTTGATGATGACATTGGCAGCCGTAAAGACTGGATGCAGACATATGTAGACGGCCTAGAGCTTTTGGGCATGAAGATTGAAGAGCGCACCGAGCCGTGGGAAGGTGCATGCGGTGTATATCACCCGCTTCTGTCCGAAGCTTTGGTTAAGTTTCAAGCCGAAACAATGATGAGTACGTTCCCAGCGGGCGGGCCGGTAAAGACTCAGATCATTGGCAAAGAAACACCAGAGAAAAAAGCGTCGGCTATTCGTGTGGCCGATGACATGAATTATCAGTTGACCGATGTAATGACTGAGTTCCGTCCTGAGCATGAGCGTATGCTTTGGGGCTTGGGTCTGTCTGGTAATGCGTTTAAAAAGGTCTATTACGATCCTCACTTGGAGCGTCAGATTTCCCTGTTTGTGCCGGCGGAAGACTTGGTAGTTCCTTACGGCGCGAGTAACTTAGAGACTGCTGAGCGTGTTACCCATGTGATGCGTAAGACTGAGAATGAGCTGCGCCGTTTACAAGTGGCTGGCTTTTATCGTGATATTGATCTGGGCGATCCAGAGAATGTATTAGACGAAGTAGAGAAGAAAATTGCGGAGAAGATGGGCTTTAGAGCCACGACTGACAGTCGTTATAAGCTTCTTGAGATGAGTGTAGATTTAGATCTACCAGGATTTGAGCATGAGGAAGATGGCGAACCTACAGGTATTAAATTACCGTACATCGTAACTGTTGAAAAAGGTTCAAGCAAAGTTTTGGCCGTGCGCCGCAATTGGAATCCTGATGATGAAACATGCCAAAAACGACAGCACTATGTCCACTATGGATACGTTCCTGGATTTGGATTCTACTGTTTCGGACTTATTCACCTTATTGGAGCGTTTGCCAAGTCGGGTACTTCTCTTATCCGTCAGCTTGTCGACGCTGGTACTCTTAGTAACTTGCCTGGTGGATTTAAAGCTCGCGGCCTACGTGTAAAGGGAGACGATACTCCTATTTCTCCAGGCGAGTGGAGAGATGTGGATGTACCTAGCGGGACTATTCGAGATAACTTATTACCACTTCCATACAAAGAACCTAGCCAAACATTGATGGCTTTGCTGGGTCAGATTGTGGACGAGGGTCGCCGATTTGCTAATACTGCCGATTTGCAGATCAGTGATATGTCTGCTAATGCCCCAGTTGGCACAACACTGGCTATCCTTGAGCGCACGTTAAAAGTAATGAGCGCCGTTCAAGCGCGCGTTCACTATGCAATGAAGCAAGAGTTAAAGCTCTTGAAAGAAATTATTGCAGCGTATACGCCTGAAGAATATGACTACCAGCCTACTGAGGGTTCACGTAGAGCTAAACGTAGTGACTATGATGATGTTTACGTTATTCCTGTCAGCGATCCTAATGCGTCTACTATGGCGCAAAAGATTGTGCAATACCAGGCGGTCATGCAGCTGGCTCAGCAGTCACCTCAGATTTACAACATGCCGCTTTTGCATCGTCAGATGTTAGAGGTATTGGGTATTAAAGAAGCGGCAAAGCTTGTTCCAATGGAAGAAGACCAGAAGCCTACAGACCCAGTATCTGAGAACCAGAATGTATTGATGATGAAGCCGGTCAAGGCGTTCATGTATCAAGACCATCAGGCTCACATCATGGTCCACATGTCGGCCATGCAAGATCCTAAGATCATGTCTTTGCTCCAGAATAACCCCATGGCTGCGCAATTACAGCAGGCAATGATGGCTCACATTAATGAGCACTTAGGTTTTGAGTATCGTAAACAGATTGAACTCCAGCTGGGTATGAGTTTGCCACCTCAGAAGGACGAGTCTGGCGAAGATATCAACATGGACCCAGAAGTGGAGGCACGTTTGGCGCCGTTGTTAGCACAGGCTTCACAGCGTCTATTGGCCAGCAATCAACAGCAGGCGGCTCAACAGCAAGCCCAGCAGCAGGCTCAAGATCCTATGGTTCAGTTGCAACAACAAGAGTTGCAGATCAAGCAGGCAGAGCAACAACGCAAAGTTGCAAAAGACGCTACAGATGCTCAGCTCAAACAAGAGCAGTTAACAATTGAGGCTCAGCGCCAGAAGATTGAAGCCGCTAGAGCTATGGCACAAATGGAGAATACTAAGCAGGCTCACTTGCTTGATAAGAGTGTGGAAGTTTTGACTCACCTGTCAAGTACACACCAAGCTAAGGCAAGCCAAGAGCGCGGTATGGAAAATCAAACTCCCCAACAAACTAAGGAAGAATGATGGACGTAATTGAAGTACTGGTAAAGCAATCTGACGAGAAGGTTGCTCAACTTAGAGACTACTTGGCCGAAGGCCGAGCAGAAAACTTTGAGGAGTACAAGAAACTCTGCGGTGAGATCAAGGGTCTGCTCACTGTGCGAGGATATGCACTAGACCTGCAACAAACCATGGAGAAAATGGATGACTAGTTCCATCCTGTTGGCTACAGACGCCAGCAACCCGCAAGTAGTCGGATCTTATAACTTTGCTTCAACCGCAGAGGAAAAAGGAAAACTATTACCTAAACCGTCTGGCTATCGAATTCTTTGCGCCATCCCAGAGGCGGAGAAAGAGTTTGAAGATAGTGAGATTGGTTTAATTAAAGCAGACGAAACCATGCGCAATGAAGAGACACTCACAACTGTTCTTTTTGTTGTTGATATGGGCCCAGACTGCTACAAAGACCCTGCACGCTTCCCAAATGGCGCGTATTGTCAAAAAGGCGATTTCGTTCTTGTGCGTCCTCATGCGGGAACCCGCCTGGTGATTCATGGTCGAGAGTTTCGTATCATTAATGATGACTCCGTAGAGGGCACTGTTGATGATCCCCGTGGTATTAAACGCAAATAAAGGAGTACAAAATGCCTGAATTTGATAAAGACGAATTTAAATTCCCTGATGAAACATCAGAATCTCAGGGTAAACCCGTAGATACACAAGACTCATTTGAGATTGAAGTTGAGGATGACACCCCAGCTCAAGATCGTGGCCGTCAGCCAATGCCCAAAAACTTGGTTGAAGAGTTAGAAAAAGATGAGCTTGATAAGTATGATGACGAAGTCAAAACCAAACTTAAACAAATGCGCAAAGTTTGGCACGATGAACGTCGTGAGAAAGAATCTGCACTACGTGAGCAACAAGAGGCTATACATGTAGCCCAACGTTTATTGCAAGAGAATAAGCGTATTAAAACTATTCTTACCAATGGTGAGAAAGAGTACATTGCCACTGTACAGAATGCCGCCAACATGGAATTGGAAATGGCCAAGCGCGCATACCGCGAGGCATATGATTCTGGCGACACTGACCAGATGATTGAGGCTCAGCAGGCCCTTCAGAACGTCAATTACAAATTGATGCAGATTAAAAACTTTAAGTTACCCCCTTTACAAGAAGAGGAATTTCAAGTACAACCGCGTCAAGAGCAACGACAACCTGTTCCAAAGCCCGACAACAAGGCTGAAGATTGGCAAGACCGCAACCGCTGGTTTGGCCAAAACAAGGGAATGACGGCATATGCTTTAGGTGTTCACGAAGACTTAAAGGATTCTGGCGTTCCAGTCGGCTCGGATGAATATTATGCGGAATTGGACAAAACAATCCGTCAACGATTTCCAGAGGTTTTCCAAAGGACGTCAAATGAATCAACGGCTAAGACTGATTCTGCTAAGCCAAAACTTAGCACAGTAGTGGCCCCGGTAGCCCGTAGCACATCTCCAAACAAGGTGAAGCTTAAGCAGAGCCAGTTGAATACGATTAAAAAATTAGGAATTACTCCCGAACAATACGTGAAAGAATTCCTAAAAGTGGAGGCCCAAAATGGCTGAAAAAAGACTTACAAGAGAGTTTGAAACGCGCGATGTACAAGAACGTCCTAAGCAGTGGGCGCTTCCTGAAATTTTACCTGAGCCAGACAAGCAGCCTGGGTATAACTATCGCTGGATTCGTGTCTCAACGTTAAACGCGGCAGACCCCCGTAACCTATCGGCCAAACTCCGTGAAGGTTGGGAACCCGTTGCACTTGAGGAACAACCCAAATTTAAACTGTTAGCTGATCCCAATAGCCGCTACCGCGACAACGTTGAGATCGGTGGATTGTTGCTTTGCAAAACACCTACTGACTTTGTTCAACAGCGTACACAACACTTCGCTAATCAAACACAAGCCCAGACAGATGCCGTAGACAACAGTTTCATGCGTCAAAGCGATGCGCGGATGCCGCTCTTCCAAGAGCGTAAATCCTCAAGTAGCTTTGGTAAAGGTACTTAAATTTTTATAGGAGTCTTAAATGGCTTATCCCACAATCGACGCCCCTTACGGCGTCAAACCGGTCAATCTGATCGGTGGACAGGTATTTGCGGGTTCTACTCGTAATCTACCTATTCAGTACAACTATGGCACCGCTTTGTTTTATGGTGACTTAGTTACTTTGTCTGCTGGTTATGTTGTGATTGCAACTTACCCTGTTAGCACTACCAACACTACTGTTGGTGTGTTCTTGGGTTGCTATTACACAAACCCTACGACTAAGCAACGTCAATACTCACAGTACTACCCCGGCAACGTAACTGCTGGTGACATTACTGCGATCATCGGCGATGATCCTGACCAAGTTATGAAAGTTGCTGTTACTACTACAGCTGCTGGTACAACTATTGGTTCAGCTTCTTCAATCCTCGTTGGCGTCAACATGGCTGGCGGTACACAAACTGGCTCTGCATCTACTGGTAACAGTAGCATGTCTGTTGTCGGCGCGTCTGCTACAACCTCTGGCGGTGGCTTCCGTGTATTGAACTTGGTCCCCGATACACAAATTAGTCAATCAAGCACTTACGTGTCTGGCGGCGCACCTTCTGCAACTTCTGTTGTAGTTTCAGGTTTGGCTGTTGGCACTTTCTTGCCAATTGGCACTGATGTGTTTAATTTGGTAAATGGTCAGTTGCAGTTTACAGGTGCTACCCTGAGCGCTGCTTCTACTGTGACAACCACTGGTAGTACAACTCTTACTGTGACTTCTGTAACAACTCAAGTTGCTGGTACTGTTGTATTGGTCGAAACTCCCGAAGTGTTGGTTAAGTTCAACTTCGGTGCACACCGCTATTACGTAGCATAAGGAGCTAAATCATGGCTATTTCACGCGCACAACTATTGAAAGAGCTGCTCCCAGGTCTGAACGCTTTGTTCGGTCTTGAGTATGCTAAATACGGCGAAGAGCACAAAGAGATCTACGAAACAGAGACCTCTGAGCGTTCATTCGA